TAAGTATATTGTTCTGCACCCAATGGTGGATACCCATCCGGACCTGGTAATTGAATTCCATATGCATTTAATGCGGTATTTAATGCGTCTTTTGCTGCTTTACTAAATCCAACAAAGCCATCGCGCGCTGCTTGCATACTTGCATATGTTCCAGGCATTGAACTTGCAACTGCCCATTTTGCCAATGGAACAATCCCAACTTTACCTAGGTGTTCTGAACTTTCAAATCCCAATGTCTCTCCAGCCATCTGCATTTCGTTCCATATCCAATCCACATTTTTTGCAAATGATGTTTTTAATACTCGTGATGTTTGTGATGATATTATTTTATTAGCGGTAGACTCTTTATATGTGTTCCACAATATGTTGTTGTTAGCAACAGCTTGGTTTGATATAATTTTTCCAAACTCCTGTGCTAGCTTCGGATCTGCCTTTGATAATGAAGTCATAAATTTTTCCGTACTAGTTGCAGATTGAAGCATACCATCCCAATCAATAACGCCTTTTTTGTATAGTTTCTTGAAACTAGGAGATAATTTGGAATTTACTTTCATCACATCATCAATTGTTTTAGCATTTTTTTTACCTAGATTAGAGCCAGCTGCTAAAAACGATTTATAAGTATCACTAAATTCTTTAGAAATTACCCTTCTCTGCCTAGATCCACCAAATTTGGTTAGGTATGCTAATCTTTCAGGACTTTGTGCACTCTTTGTAATAAATCGTTCTTTAGTTTTAGCTCCCATCGCTGCTAATTGTTTAGTAGGAAAAAATGGCATTTTTTTGATTTTAGGCAATAATCCAATTGTTAGGAAATTAGCTACTTTGGCTGGAGTCTTCCATATCTTTGAAGACGTTTTTGCTGTTGCTTTGGCTGCCTTAACTTTAGCAGCTGCAGTTAATGCTTCATCAAATCCCTTTTGACCTTTTATCATAGTTGTTCCAGCATCATCTAGAGCCTTTGCTACACTCTTACCGCCGGCTATATTAGGAATTCCTTTTCCTGCATCTTTAAGCATGTTTCCAAAACTACCAAATGCCTTTTCGATTTGCCTTAATTGGTTAGCAGTAATCGCTCCTGTTTCTAATAATTGATCAGCTAATTCTTTAATTGCTTTTGAGTCACCCTTAAGCCACCATCTACCTACTAAATTACTAGCTCCAACTTTACTAAGAATCTTTGAACCTCCAATAGCAGTTTTTACTCCTTTAAATGCACCTTTAACTCCTAGTGATATAACACTACCAACTACTGGTATTATGGCAATCAATGATAAGAATCCTTCGAAGTATTTACCCCTAACGAAATATATAACAGCATTAATAAGATCTAATGCATCTCCAAATACAGGAATTAGACCGGCAAAGTCTAATATTGTTTGCAACGTGTCTAACCATGGAATTTCTTTAGGTTTGTCAAATGTACTCTTTGGCTGTTCTGTATAAGCTAGATTAGTAAATTTTCCAGTTGCGTCAATAGTAGCCATTGGTTTATTGTCTGCTAAACTAATAATAGCAGCAGGATTTTTTGACATTATGGTTATAAGTTTTTTACTGTCGTCGTAGTTATAACCATAACGACCCATTAAATTAAAATCATATACTGAACCATCTTCGTAAAATGTAAATAAATTCTTATAAGGAGCCGTACGCTCACCACCAGCTGGTATATTTACAGTTACTTCATATGCAACTAGATTAGATCCTCTAGTTTCTTCTGATACACCTGGTATCTTTTTTAGAAATTCTTGTGTTTTTAATGTGGCTTCGGGCCACGTGGTTGTATCCTCAACTGTTTGTTCTGATAGCAATGATAATCGATCGGAGTTAAATGCATTTTCTAATAATCGAACATGTTCTTCTCGAGCTATCTCTATATGCTCACTAATTAACTGAATCTTAACGTTTAATGTTTCTTGCTCAATTAACTTTTTTAAATATGGGTTATTCATGTACTTATTCCTATTTTATATAAATATAACTATTTCCAAAAGAGCTGTATAACTATAATTGAAAAGGCTAATACTAAACATGTAGCAGTTTTAGCACTAACGCCTTCTCCTTTAAACATGTAAGTGAGTATAGTAAATATAATAATTCCAGATACAAATGAAACAAATCGGCCCGGCCAGAAGTCCCCAGCAAATCCATTAACTGCTAATCGCGTTGCTTCCATGAACAACCAAGTAATTGGAACTCCGAGTAACATTAATACCCACTTATATGTTTTTGCTAGTGGCCACAGTATAGGGCCATTGACTTGTATCCACACTATAGTTTGACCTATACAAAACAATATCGCAGAAAAGATAATAGATTTATAGTTCATTAATATATTATAATGAAAATATTATAATAAACCAAAATGTTATCGTGTTATGTTATTCTGATTTACTTGTAGCATATTTTACACCCATTATTGTACCTATGATACTAAAAGAGTTTGTTAACAGTATACCAAATAAATTAGCCCATGTTGATTCTATGATAGTTGCATCTAAACCCTTTATCAATACAAATAAGTACATTACAGTAGTGCTAAAACCTACGCATGCTATTACCCATAGAGCAACTTTAACTATTAACCCTATCAACTCAAATTGAGTACGCTTCTGTAAAGTGTCCAAATCTTCCATTGCAGCATCTCTGAGTCTTTCAGCTTCTGCTTTAGACTTTATTGCTTCTTCTGCTGATGTGCTAGCTTTTTCCAGTGCCTTGGAGAGTTGATGATTTATTTTTTCGTTTTCTTTTGCAGCTAGCTCTAGTTGTTTATTTTGAGATTGTACTTGTTTAGTAACATCTAATCGCTTTCTGCGATTTTTTATGTCTCGATCTTTACAAAACGATAAATATTCTGTAAACTCAGTGTCATTGTCTGCAGCTTTAATCAGTTTAAGAATATTGCCCTCTAAATAAACCTTTTTTGTTTTTGATAGGTCTAATAACCCATCTCTCATAACTTTTTCAACTATCATTATCTATATACTTTAAAGGGAGCTGATTTAGATTTATATCCCTCATAATCTTTCATAAACTCTTCTAATCTTGGTTCTATATCATCTGATTTAATTATCCAGAATTGAGCTCCTACTGATTTAGCTTTTTCTATTTCTACTTCATCTTGTGAAGATGAGATAATACCAATAACAACTCCATCACCATAGTCGTAGTTGATTTTACGAATCATTTCAATTCCATCAAAAGTAGAACCTATAATATTAAGATCCACAAATACACATTGCGGTCTTTCGTGATTAGGATCATCAGGAAACCATGTTTTAAATTTTCTATCTGCCTCATCTGAGGAGTCTAATGATTCAATTGATACTGCCATGTCCAGTAAGGAGCACGCATCTTCGAATACGAGATGAAATAAATTTTCATCATCTATGAGCATTAATGTGTCTATCATTGTTATATTTGTATTTTAATTTTAGTTCCCTTTTCTATTTCTTCTATAACGATTTTAAAACCATGTTGTTTTAATATTTCTACACAAATGTTTAACCCTAAACCTGTGCCTTCTTCTTTTTGACCTTCTTTTCTCATATATGGTTTAGATAAACTCCAAAATTCATCTGAAGTTAAACCTCTACCATTATCTTCTACACATATAAAACTCCCAGTATTCCAATTTCCCTCAAAATATATTTTAACCCACTTTGTTGGACTATCATTATACTTTAACCCGTTTCTAATCAAATTGTCAATAGCAGTACAAAATAAGGCTTCGTTTACTTCTAATTCTGTTGGTAAGTTGTCTGAGAGTATTACTTGATTTTTATATGCTGTAAGTCTTAAATAGTCTGCAAGTATGTTTTGTATATTGCAATGTTTTTTTGTAAGTTGAGAATCTGCCTTAACTAAATTTGTAAATTCATAAACGCCCGAATATACCTTTTGGGCATGATGTAATCCGTCTTCAATTAATCTTAAAGGTGATTCTATTTTTAGTTCTTTTATTTGTTCTGTAGTAAGGCGTCGTTTCATTGATTTGATACCACGCGGTAGATATGTGTTAATACCCGAATGCATATCATGTCTTATAATTTTAGCAGCATGTTCCAAGTACATATTCTTGTTTCCTAAATCTTTGGTGGTTTTAGCTTTATTTATTAAAAACTCTTGTACTACTTTAAAAAAAGGTGGCATAAAGAATATTACACACCCCCAACCAAATTTAGCTAAAAATAAAGTAGGTTCACATAAACCAAAAACAATGCAGGTTTGTACAGCAAAAAATGTAAGCATAATAACACCAGCTACTACTAGTGATATTTTAGCATTTAATGATATTCCCTGCAACGCTGACATTAAAGATCTGTCTTTTTAAATCCTAGTTTTCCAAACAACCATTTTGATGGGCAAAACCCAGTCCATAGTCCTACATTCAACATAAATGTGACAAATATTACCACGCCCCAATATTGGAAAAAATAACCCGTAAGGAGTACAAGTGACATTGTAAAGTATACCATTCTAGTATCAGTAACACTGTTTAATAATTCTTTCATTTTCTTTTGCCTTTATGATTATCAATTTTATCTAATATTTCATTTACTAATTCAGATTTAATATATCCTGCCATTGATGCATTTTTTAATGCACTCATGAGTTGAAATATAATAAGTGGAATCATTACAGTTTCACTTATCCACCCAACACCTGCAAATCCCTTTTCGACTGATAGTAATACTGTAAGAAATAATACCCACACAATTGCTGTTCTAAGTACACTAATTGCTTTGAAGGTTTTGAATCCTTCTCTTTTGGTTCCCGCTATAATACCAAATATACCATCTATGAATATTACAGATATCACAGCTATGTACTGAGGATACTCAGATAAAGCTAGATTGTAAAAATATGATGCTATGAATGACATTCCTGTAATTATTGAGGTTGTTATGATTCCTATCTTAGATGAGAATGTCTCAGTTAAGTATGGGTATATTATTTCTTTATTAGACATAGTAAGGTTTTAATAAATAGTAAGTGTTTGTATGAGACATAGTTTTAGTCTAAAACATATTCGTTTCCATCTCGGTAACGATTTAAACTCTGGTGTATCGTATATGTCTTCTAACTCTTTCATTATAAACTAATTAACATATCCATCAACTCTTGTTGTGGGAACATATCGAATTTATCTTTTCTAGTGTTTGTATGATTAAGTAAGCCTTTAACTTTACCATAATAAGCATCTGAGTTGAATTCAAACCCTTCAGCCCCTTTTTCCTTCACCCATTCAGGTAAGCCTTTTCTAATATCTATGCTATCTCTCTCACCAATAAATAAAATCCACGCGTGTAAAGATTTGATTTGTGCATCAGAATACTTATGCCATGCTGTATATCCTCTAAATGGTGTTTTTAACTCAACTACTTGAGAATAATCAACTAATGCGCCTGTGTAAGTGTAGTATTGGTTTGGGTCTTTTTTTATAAAAGTACGTTTACCGTTTATTTTCTTACTATAACCTCCTCTTGTTAAGTATCCAAAGTTATTTACTTCTATACCAACCGAGTGAGTATGCATATGTTGTGAACCATTTTTCCCTAAATGCCAACCATATCCGCCTTCGGGAAATGCTTGTAAGACTTTACCGTCATGTACAAAATCATTTGCTTTAATAGAAGAACCTCCTAATACGAACTCAGTTGCTACTGCACCTCTTTTATCCCTACCCCAACTATCTATAGTTTTGTAAGGATTATGCCATCCAGCGGTGTGGTGTATGAACGCATATTCTTTTTGGGTTGGACCTTCTTTATATTCACCACGTGGTAAATAATATCTTTCTATTTCTAAACCATTAGGCGTTTCAAAGAATAACTCAGAATTATCAGTAGTAGCTATACCCATGGCATCCCATGTTTGTGGGCCTACTATACCATCAGCAAATAATCCATTTTCAGATTGCCAATTAAAAACAGCTTCATGAGTACCTTTACCAAAGATACCATCTGCTGAAATGTTTAAGAATTCTTGAAGTTCTTTTACTTCATTGCCTCGAGAACCAATTTTTAAAATCATATATATATCCGCTTTTATTTTTGCTTAAACATTTTAGTTAATCCGTCTATACCGAAAGAACCTAATGTTATGATAACAAATGAATTATATATAAAATCTTGTACTGGTAGGTCTTGTCCTAAAAATCCAGTTACTATATCAGCTGTTGCAAAGAGCGCCATTATTGCAAATGATGCAAATCCGACAACATTTTTTTCGTTGTAGTCATTGTTGTCTTTAAAAATTTCTTTAAACGCCATAATCTTTCCTTGTATAAATTTGATCATAATATAATATTTTTAAAACTCTTTATTATAAATATAAACAAATAAATGTTTCCTAGGAAAGATTATGTCGTCATGTAATAACTACAGGTTATATGAATTTTTGATTGTTAACTGGATCGTGTTGTATATAACTACCCCATTTATACTTGGCATAGTTATGTCCATTTGTTTCTGCCGTTTGTCTAGCGTTACCATTTGTTGATGCTGATGCAAAATGGTAGAAGTGAAGATTATATAATCTGATTAAAGCTATATTATTTAAATTAGCCTTTAAAAAAAAGTCCCAATCTGCTACCATTCCTAGTTCATAATTTTCATCCCATCCTCCTATTTTTAAGTAGTCTAGTTTAGACATGAATATAGGTAATGTTGAACCAAACCCATCTTGTTTTTCTGTAGAGATAGATTTTTCATATTCCCAAAATTTATCTAAATCAAATTCATATATGTTTTTACCTAAATCTTTGATATGAAATTGAGAGAACATGCTCGGGTATGGTTCGATTTGGTTGGGAGATATTAATGAGCCATCAACCCAATTTAACTCTAGAATACTATCCCAATGTTTAGGAAAAACATTATCATCATTAACAATGAGTACCTTGTCGTGTTTTGCATTGTATACACCTAGGTTAGTTCCTCGACAAAGGCCTTGGTTTGTTTCTAGGTTCAATATATCAATTGAATCTGACCATTGGTCTAAGACATCTTTATTTAAGTCATAGAACCCGTCTACGACAACTATGATCTGATTTTTATTTTGTTGTCCTTCTATTGCTGATCTTAAACACAAATTTAACATTTGCGGACTTTTATATGTTGGTATTATTACAGATATCATACTTTACTCCAATCCGTTAATGGTGATAGCCAGGCTGTCTCTCCGTGGGTAGCATAGCCTGGTATTGGTGTTATTAATAGTTCTCCTTTTTGTCTTAGTTCTAAAAACATTTGAAAATCATCCGGATGTGTTCCTGATGTATGTTTCCTTAGTATAGGTTCTATTCTTTTCAGTGTAGATACTTTTGCTGCAAATGTCATTGTGGTACTATTGGTTATTTTCCAATGGCAGCTGTCAGTTAAATATACTCTAGTATCTTCAGCACCTCCAACACAATATGGATTACCTCCTTTGCTGGGGTCTAGATATTTATCTGGATGGTCATATAGTGCTACAAATGATGCTCCTAATTCAAAACCTTCTTTTATTATCTTTGCAGACTCCGATTTGTGTATATAATCATTTTCTATAAAATAAACTATGTCATCAGCATCATAAGTCAAGGCCTTGTCTAATGCTATGTTGAATGTTCCAGCACCATGACCCACTGATTGATATTCGGTGCAGTTTAATGGAACATATTTTTGCATCATATTATTCGTTTGGTCTGATACATTATCTGCAATTAAATACCATTCTGCTTCTTTGAATACCTCGGTAGCATTCTTTAAGCAGGATTCATTGTTGATATATTCTGGTTTTACTTTGTTGTAACCTGTATCTGATATTCTGTATATTATTTTCATGTTAATTTTGTTTTAGACCTTGATACAGTATAAAAATGATCTGTTTGTTTTTTATTTAATGCCGACTGATGTGCTACAAAAGTTTCTTTGATCGCATTTAGTCGTATCCGATTAAATTTCCATAATACATAAGGAAATGAAATTTGATCTCGTATAGAATTATTATTTATTTCATTCCACCACATTTCATTGAAGTTAATAACATCGTAATTGTTTCGTCGCATTAAAATACCTGTCTCATACAACCCCTGATCATTGTATTTTTCTTGTTTATATCGTTGTATTTGTTTATTTATTACGACCGGATCATCTAAATTTCGTTGTATAATAACTTGTGCTTCTTGTTCTATATTAGTTCTATCACAATGTTCGTGCAAACATATATCCGAATCTTTCATGTAAAACTCAAATAAATCTGCGGGATCATATCTGAATAAACATGAATTATCCATCCAAATCCAAGCATCATAATCTGGTAAATATTTATGCGGTAACATTTTGTATTTACGAGCTTGTTTTCTTGGGGAAATATCATCCTCAATATCTACTAATTTAATATCCCACGTATTTGATTTTAAGTGAGGAGTATTAGTAAAACATATAAAATCTACAGAATCATTTTCATATTCCGGTAATGTTCCGTAAATATATTCTTTATCGTTTGTAAATAAAGCCGTATATACTACTAGTTTATGCATTCTATTTAAATTTATTTCTATAAAAGTTTTTACTGCGACTCATATTATTTATATCATTATTAATTTTTTGAATATAAGCACTTCGATCTGTATGAGTTTTTGCTAACCTATCACTTCTTTCTCGTGCTATATATAGAATTTCATTACATACATTATAGTTTTTTTTATGCAATTTACACCAACTAGTTGCTCTAAAATAATAATCTGTATCAGCGCCGAATCTAGAATTGTCATAATATCCAATATTATTAAAAATCTCCGTACGGTAAACACCGATGCCATTACCTAATCCAGTATGTAACAATCCCATTTCGTAATTTATATTATTACTAGTAAAATACTGTTCATCTAATCTCATATAAACAGTTGGAACAAAATAAACATTATTATCAAACATATCTAACATGATACGGTATCTATTAATTACTGATATATCGTCAGAGCCATGGATTGTAAAGTGAGTGTATGAACCATTTTTAAGTAATTCCAATCCTCTGTTTTGTGAATAATATGTCCCGCGGTTTGTCTCATTTTGTAATATAGTGACATTTTCATAACTGGTATATTTGTCTATAACATTAAAAGTATTATCAGTAGAACAGTCGTCTATAATACATAAATGTAAATTAACATTTTCTTGTTGTAATACTGACTCTATTGCTCCTTCTATGTATTTTTCTGTGTTATAAACAGGTATGATACAAAGTAGTTTTTCCATTTTGTTTTAGTATAAAATTTATTTAGGGTATGTTTTTAATAAAATTTAAAGCAGATTTAATCACTTGATGCATGTCGTAGTATTTATATTCAGCTAATCTACCTCCAAACATAATGTTTTTTTCTTGATTAACTAAATTTTTATATTGTGAGTACTTAAAATTATTTTCCTTATCATTTACGGGGTAGTAGGGTTCGGTTTGGTTAGAAATATATTTTATGGGATACTCATATGTTACCCAAGTTATTGGGGAGGAGTGGTTCTCAAAATGTTTATGTTCTATACACCTGGTGAAAGGGGTTTCTACATCTGTATAATTCATCATGGGAGTTCCTTGGTAATTAGCAGTATTTAATTTTATATGTTTAAATTCTGTTGTTTTATACTCTAATTCACCAAATTTATAATCATAAAAAGCATCAACGGGCCCTGTGTATATTACTTTATTAGCTAGGGTATTCCAATAAATTTTATCTTTTAGGTAATCAACTTCAAGTTTAACTTCAATCCCTTCTAATAACCTTTCAAAAATTTGAGTATATCCTCCTATCGGAATACCTTGATACATGTCATTAAAATAATTATTATCATAGTTAAATCGAACTGGGAGGCGTTTAATGATTTCCTTAGGCAATTCTTTGGGCGATTTCATCCATTGTTTGGTAGTATATCCTTTTATTAATTTCTCATATACATCCTTCCCAACTAATTTTATAGCTTGTTCTTCTAGGTTAGATGGATTATCTATGTCTTTGCTCTGTTGTTCAATTATATGTTTAGCTTGATCAGGATGAGTTACTCCCCACAACTTAGAAAAGGTCCACATATTAAAAGGTAAAGAATATATTTCTCCTTTATAATTAGCAACAGGACGAAGCGTAAAATTATTAAAAGAAACAAACATATTTATCCAATTCCATACTGCTTCATCTGATGTGTGAAATATGTGAGGACCATAATCATGAACGTTGATTCCATTTCTATCTGAGGTATAGCAATTTCCTCCTATATGATTTCTTTTTTCAATTACTATGCATTTATAACCTTTTCTAGTTAATTCATAGGCACATATAGAACCAAAAAATCCAGCCCCAACTATTAAATAGTCATATTTCATATTAATGAATTTATATAATATTCTCGAACCCAATTTATTAATTCAGAATAATTATTAGTTGATTTAACTAATGCTCCTGAAAATTCTGAGTACCATTTATTAAAACTATTATGAGTAATTTCATGGCCCTTAACAGCATATACTAAATTGGTACCTCCTGTTAAACTAGCTAATATAGAATTACCTCCTTGCACTGATATTTGTTTTATGCAGTTAGAACCTAAGATTAATTGCAAAGTATTAAAATCATAGGTTTCCTGTTTAACTAATTCATTAGAGTCTATAACGTTAGGATATTTTTTTTGTATTAAATCGAAATCTTCTAATTTAGCTTCTCCCCAAGTACTTGCGAAATCCTCGGGTATATTAATAAAATTGGGCCTGTTATAAATTATAGTATAATAAGGAGATAAACCTTCAAGCAATATATCTAATACTTCTACACTTAAAAAATTTACAGGGGGATGACTCCATTCGAAATTATATTTATTATTTATTAATAATATTTCTTTTTCAAATGTAGTATTTAGTTTAAACTTTTGATAATGTTCTTTAAAATTAGGCATTTCCCATTGGATTTTATTTAATTGAGAGAAATGTATGGTTTTTAAAGGAACATTTAATAAGTGAGGTTTGACCCAAGTTCTTTTTTGGTATTTTTCTTCATATTCATCTTCTTTAAGGAAAAAATAAAAAGATTTCATTCCTCTACTAGTTAGAACTTTTAAAGGAATATTTTGTTTGTGTAAGTAGTGTACATATGGTAACACCATTATAATTTCATATCCAAACTCACAACCTTTAGTATCAATTATATTTATATTTTTACTCATATTGTATCGTAAAATTCGTTTTGTTTCTCTTGCCTTTCAATAGTCTTATCATGACGTAAACACCATTCTTCATTTGCTGGAAGATATGCTATTGTCTTGTATCCCGTTAAAACTTCATGAACATGATTCTTCCACTTTATCTTTTCATCGTTCCTATATATACGCCATTGATAATCTGGAAAGTTGATCCAACCTTGATCGTTGATACCCCAGTTCCATTTTTTAATATGTTCTGGCGTTATGCCTTCGACTGTATTAATTCTAGGAACTTTAAAAATATCAACGTCATTATGTTTTACAACTTCATGTATGAAATCCATAGTAAATGTAGTTGGCATTTCATCGGCATCTATTTGAAAAATGTAATCTCCACTACATTCTTCAGTTAATGAATTTTTCATATCAGAAAAATTTCCATCAAATGAATATCTATGCCATGAAAATTCGCCGTCGCTTGAAGCATTTCTTAAGTATTCTTCCACATTAATGTCTCCATTTTTCACATCATATGAAACTACTATTTCATCTTCTTCTCGTTTATTTTCTAATAAAAACGGAATTAGCTTTTGAATTTCTTCGAATTCTTTACAAACTGTAACTGCGTAACTTATCTTCATATAATTATAATATAAAATTTATATCGAAAATCCTATCCTTTTTGTAATTTTGGTAATTTTAATTCAGGAAGTTTCAAATCTACATGTTGTGGAATTGTTTCGATACCAGAATCAATTATTTTTAATACTTCGTCGTAACGTTTAGAAATAGCAGACTCTGTAAAGTTACTATTAACAAAATAACGTTGTCTCTTAGACAATTCATTCCATTTTTTGGTATTCTTCAATATGTCAATAAACATTTTACTAGCATAACCATAGTCTACAGTAAACCATTGAGCGTCTTGTAACAAGAAGTCATTTGCTGCAGATGGGTGTATATTTGTCATAGTCCCCGGTAATGCACATATGAATTCTTTTTTCAAGAAATCTGCCTGGCCAGAATAATGTGGAGCCATAATAGGCTTTCCAGTTGATGAAAATTCCAGTAACGGTCTTCCAAATCCTTCTGCTTTAGTAAATGAAACCATTGCTTTTACTTTTGGATGATTATATAAGGCATTCATTTCAGCATTAGTTAAATCACCATGTAACAAATAAACTGGTGGTAATTTCTTCGAATCATCGCCAAATGTATCTCGAATTTGTTCTATTTTTTTCTCAATTTCAAATCTATCGGTTACACTATATGTTGCGCCGCTAGTTTTTAATATCAATGCCGGCTGAGTAGATTTAGGTTTATCTTTAAATGTGGTAAAGAAACAATGCAACGCACCACTAATATTTTTTCGATCCTCTCCTAAATTACCTTGTAACCAATGTCCGCACATTAAAAATGCATTCTTTTCTTTAATTGAATCTAATGCTGGGATTGACGTTGTTACGTTTTTATTGTTATATGTAACATCATCAAAGTATTCTGAAATAACCTGTATATTAGTTGTAATCTGTTTACCGGACTGTGCTGCAGTATCTTCAAATGTTTTCTTTGTGAATTCACTAGGCACAATAATTAATTGCATTTGATTGATTTGATCGATCCAATTGGAGTTACAAATTGTTCCCTCCGTTCCAGCCGTTACGCCTATATTATACTCACCAATTGCTTGAAATTCATTTGGCACTGTTATTTGTACCCATATATCCGGCTTAGTTTGTAGTGGTAATCCAACAAAACGACGTTTCCAATCAGATGATATAGGATATGTAAATGGAGTGTTACCCCATGGCATCGAAAGTAAATTAATCTCCCACTCTTTGTCTTTTTTATCTATAAATTGTTTAATAATTTCTCGGGCATGGTGCCCATAACCAGATTGTGTTGCTACT